GCCACGCCCGCTCCGACCGCGGGCACCTGGCAGCCATGTCCGCTCCCGATCCGCTGTTGTGTGCATCCTGTGAATTTCCTCCACGCTCACCCGATCCGACATATACTGAAACCGTCAACAGGGCAACGAGTGAAAGGAACTGACAAACAATGGATAAGTACGTATACTCCGGCATGAACCGAGCTCAAATGTCCAACCGCATTTCCTACCGTCACGATATCCGCGATGTGCCGAGCTGGGCCGAGCATCACGTGAATGAGTACCGTTTGGATCAGCGTATCGCGCTGGTCTGGTTTATCTTCCATGAGAACTATTCCCTCCGCGAGGCATGTTCCCTGATCGACTCTGGCTGGTGCGATCGCAAAGGCATCGACTGGCCGCGTCTGGATCGTTTCGCTCTCGACGACTCCAAGACGTTCATCAACGGCAGGCGTTTCCTCTAATGGCCCGTGACCCTGAGACACGTCGGCGATCGCGTGAGGCCCAAAATCTGCGCCGCAAATTGCAGCGACGAGCAAAGCGCTTACAGGCGCAGGCTAAGCTCGAGAAAGACGAGGGCATTAAGCAGGTCTACCGGCGCGAGGCGAAAAACATCAACGAGGCCGTCAGGCGATCCGCGTTCAAGCGTGGCGAAAGCGATACCAAGAAAACACAAAAGTTTCAACGCCTCCTCGATTTAAACGAAGCCCCTACGCGGCAGCGCAACCGAAACCTTTTCATTCAAAGCGAAATGCGTCGCGCGATGGACAAGCAGCAGACGATATTCGGTGCTCCAGGCGAAGGCCGTATCAAGGTGCAAGCGTTCTTCATGATCTACCAGCGCGATTGGCAGTCGAGCGAAAGCCCGAACCGCTACGAGTCGATCTTAGCCGCGCATCCCGGCTTGGATCTCTGGGATCTATATTCCCGAGCGCTCGATGCCGATATGAAAAAAGGTGGCGTGACGTTTGAAATGTTCGTTGCGGATTACATGGGCATTCAATATGACGAGGTCGATACCGCTTCGTCCGCGTGGAATCATATGATTAACGAGACTTTCGATTCGTTGGATTCCCCGACGCAGAAAGCTATCGCGGTGGCGTACGGTGCGCTACACTAAACAACCGCACAGAAAGGAGCGCGGCGATAATGGCAAAGAAAAAACGTCCCTTCAAAATCGCCGCGGTGTACGATACCGAGACCACGACGGTTGGCGTGGAAGACGCGCAGCAGGCGTTCGCCTACGCCTACATCTGGAATCGGATCGCCAACGTCAATCTTTACCAATACGAGCCCGAGCGTGATGACGATATTACGATCCTCCGCTCGGAGCTCGATTCCATGACGGTTATCGCTCAAATAATCGACGAAGCCGAGCGCGGTGGGGATTATATCCCGATTGTCGCGGCTTACAACCTCATGTTCGACCTGCAAACGCTTCAAGCTGATCTCTGCGCCGAATATGAGTGCAAGGTAACCGCGCAGACCGCTACGCACGTCTACTGCTTCGATCTCTACAAAGATGATCGCTTAGCGCTGCGTTTCTGGGATACGTTCTTCCTGGATATGTCCGGTCTGAAGTCGATGGGTTCGACGGCGGGACTCCCCAAAGCCGTCGGCGATCTGGATTATTCGCTGGTGCGAACGCCGGAAACCCCGCTCACAGATCGCGAGCTGTTCTATATGCGTCGAGACGTGCAGGTTATCCCCGCATATTTCAGATTCCTGCTCCACTCGTACGAGTGGCTGACTCCCGACATGCTGGGCGTTCGCGTGATGACCAAAACGTCTCTGGTGCGTCAGATGGCCGTCCATGAGATCTACGGCCTGAAACCCAAACGCACGTCGCTGGGCGTGATGTTTGAACAACTTTGCCTCCGTGAGCTCCCGCCTGATTTCCAGACGATGTCGCTCCGCACGGCAGCCTTCCGCGGTGGCCTGACGTTCACAGCCGCGCGCACGGCGATGCAGATTATGCACCGCGTTTGTTCTCTTGATGTTACATCTATGCACCATATGTATATAAATGGCCGCAGGATTCCGCATAATTTCCGCAAGGCTGAGAATATGGAGTTTTTTCAACGTGTCGCCGAGAACGTCGCGAATACCCCGCTTGATCGAGTGCTCAAATACTATTGGCAGCCGTTCGATTTCGCGCTACATGGCGTGTTCATCTTCAAAAACCTGCGTCTGAAGGCAGGATCTGCGTTCGAGTTCTACGGCATCGCGACGCTGTCGGAGGGCAAGTTCACAGACAAGCGCCTTACCGACGACGACGATCCTGCCGAGGCTAACGCGGCCGTCGAGGACGCGGCGCGCGCATCCGGTTGGATGGATGCAGCCACCGGCGCTGAGTTCGCGTTCGGCAAGCTGTACAAGGCCCGCGAGGCCCGTTTGTGCCTGTCCGAGGTCGAGCTGTGGAATGTCGCACAGGTCTACGATTTCGATAGCTTCGAGGCGATCGCCGGCGAGTTCACCGCGTGCTCGATGACACCGCCCGATTACGTTTCCCTGCAATCGAATATCCTGTTCGAGCAAAAATCGCACGTCAAGAAGCTAACGAAGACGTACAACCCCGGCGAGGGCTACACCGATCCGATTCCAAACGATATTCCTGAGTCTATCGCCGACCAGCTCCGCGCCGGTACGATGACAGAAGGAGCGCTCAACGCTTACTACAACGTCGCCACGAAGGGCGCCTTCAACGGAATCTACGGCACGCAGGCGATGCAGCTATGGCGTCCCGATTTCATGGTGGATGCGGCCGGCGAAATTCGTCTGGACTCAGCCACGAAGCCGACGGAAGACAATTTCGACGAGCTCGCACCCGAGCGCCCGCGCGTACTGTACACCTACGGGCTCCGCATCGTCGCAGGTTCGCGCCAGCATCTGGTTATCGCAATCCGCCTGATCTTCGAGCGTTTCGGATCCGCCGCGATGATCACGGGCGGTGATACCGACTCGATGAAGATCGCGTTGGCCGAGCCGTACGAGTATACCGATCTGCTCGACGCGCTCAAACCGCTTCACGACGCCTGCACCGCGGCTCTCGATCGAGTACAGGGGCATAACAGGAAGTATTTTCCGGATCTTGCAAGTCCGCTCACCGATATCGGTATCTTCGATATCGAGCCCGCGGACAAGAAGACCGGGGAGATCTATTACAGTGATCACGTGGAGCTGTGGAACAAGGCCCGCGTCTCGTTTGTCAACGGGCACAGCCACGTAACGCTGGCAGGTATCTCGCGTCCAGAGCACCCCGAGGGCTGGGAAGGCTGCTACCACATCGAGGACGTTTTGGACTGGCTGCTATCGAAAGGGTATAGCCCCGCAGAGGCCGTCAATCTCACGCTCGGATACAATGCGTCGCTTGCCCCGTCCGTCGCGCACACGCTCATGCGCGATAAGCCGAAAGCAGCCGACGAATTCGATCAAGATGTGACCGATTACCTAGGCCGCACCGTGCGCGTCAAGTGTCACCGGGCTCAGGCTCTGTGGCCGATCTGGAAGACGATCGGAGACACTGTCAAGTTCAGTAACGCGGCGACCGTGCGCTTCCTCGAGAAGCATTACCGCCGCAAGATCGACGATCGAGATAAGTACATCGCGATCAAGGCCGACACCCACACTCCGCGAATTGAGGTGGGCAACGCGTCCCCTGTTATAATCGAGTGAAACACTTGATTAAACAGGAGGGCGCATGTCCGCAAAATTTCCACATTTAAGCGACTCCGAGAAATTTCCCGGAATTAAAAACGTCGATCCGTACGCCATCAAACAGACGTTCGACTATACACGCTGGGAGCCCGGAACCAAATTGAAGCTCTGCAACGTCAATTGGTGCGGAGATTATGAAAACGTTGTGAAGTTTGAGGACGACGCGGCGCGCGATGCCTATTTCGACGCGCTCGAGACTCCGATCCATGTACTCGAATCGGGTATGCGCGTGCTCCCCAAGCAGTCGATCAAGCTGCCGGTGCCTTTCGACGAGCTCGTTAATTACAATTACCTGATGGTCGAGTTCGCTGCGGCGCCGGTCCCGTTCGCTGACGAGCACGCGCGCCGTTTCTTCTACTTCGTGCATGATGTCGAGTTCACCGCCGCGAACACCACGAGCGCGACCGTCGAGCTTGACGTCTGGACGACTTACATCAACAGAATCGATATCAACTACATGATGCTGGCCCGCGGGCATGCCCCCGTGGCCGCGTCGAATGTCGACGAATACCTGGCAAACCCGATCGCCAACAACCGCTACCTGCTCGCAAAGGATATCGCGTTCGGTGAGCCCGCGGCCGTGCAAGCGTCCGAGTTCATCCCGTTCGGATCCGGAACCAAATACGTTCTGATCGCCACGACGATGCCCCGCGACGCGTTCGCGGCGCTCGGTTCCGTCGATACAATCGTGCCGAGTAATCCCGCCTTCTACAGCACCGGCGACCGCGCCGGCGCCGATGCCGGCATAAACGGCGCGCAGATCGCCGCGGGCGGTATCGACTATTCCGGTCTAAACCTCGAGACTGACCCGACCGCATCGAACTCCGACGCCACGCCCAACGGCGTGTCGGTGTTCGCCGTCGCCGGTCGCGATTTTGCCGAGTTCATGACTGCATCGGTGGCGCAGGCCCCGCATATTATCGAGACGATTCAGGCCGTGTTCATGGTCGATGAATCGATGATCGTCAAGGGAAACAACTTCAAGGTCCTCGCAAAGGACTCGATGACGTGGCGACAGCTGGCCGCAACCGGTAAGACCTGGGCGGATCTCGCAAACTCGGGCCACAGTTATGCAGATCTCGACCGTTTCGCCTTCCTCTATTTCGGAACCGGCCAGAACGGTTTCGACTGCTGGGAAGTTCAGCCGAACAACGAGATCATCAAGCAACTCCATTTCACGAAAGAGGATTTCAACTACCCCGCCGAGTACGCGGAGCTGGCGAAGCTCTATACTTATCCCTATGCGGCGATCGAGGTATCCGATTCATCCGGCAACGCCTCGATTATCAAGATAGAGGACACCGGCGCGCTCGAAATCCAGAAGCGCGTCTCCCTAGCGTATCCGTTTATACGTTTCGAGGCTTTCCTGTCGGGCGTGGGCGGTGGCGAGCCGAACGAGTTCACCTGGAAAGACCTCAGCGATCGCGAGTTCCGCGAGTCTCTGCCGGGTTCCGATTTCCGCGATTTCAATTTCGGGTTCGACATTCCGACGTTCGCGATCTACCAGCGCGGTTACGATCGTTTCAGGCTGCACAACTACAACGCGAACAATGTGAAGGCCCTTACCGAGAAGGAGACCGCCTACACGAACGATGTACGCTCCGCCAACACCGCATATCAGAATGAGCTCGCGGCGATCTCGAAGGCATATACCAATGCCGACGCGTCGGCCGCGAATTCGAAGAACAACGCGAACCGTTCCGCTCTCGCAGCGTTTCAGAACGCGCAAGCCTCGAACGCTACCGGCCAGACTAACGCCAACGCCTCGAACGCGGCCGCGTTCACGAATGCGCAGAGATCGGCGACGACGGCTCAGACGAATTCCCTCTCCTCGAATGCCACCGGCTACACGAACGAGATTTCGAGCGCAGAGACCGCCCGCGACACGACGCTCCAGTCGAACGACACTGCGCGCACGAACACACGCCGCGCCGCCAGTACGGCCAAGGCTAACACGGACAACCTAGCCGACACTGCTGTCGCCAACGCGGCCGTGTCCACCGCGGCCGCCGCCTACAAGACGGCTCAGGGCAATTCGAACGCGGCGACCGTCACCCGAAAGTCTAATTCACTTAACCAAGCTATTCAGGCTTGGAGCGCCGGCTATTCCCGCGAGCTCCAGAACATCAGCGACGCACAGGCGTTCGTCTCGATGGCAGGCCAGGCAGGCGTCTCGATGCTCGAGGGCTTCTCGCATCTTGAGAGCGCGAATCCGCTGCAGGCTAACGCGACATTTGCAGGTGCAATCAACAACGGCATCCAGACGATTGCGAGCGTCGCGGCGGGGCACGCAGCCACCGAGAAGGGCATCGAGTTGTCTCAAAATCAGGTAGACGAGACGTCCAGGAACTCAACCGAGATAATGACCGAGAACTCTGCGCTTGCCCTAAATGTCACGAACAAGGATATAGCGGTAACGACGGTCACAACGAACAACGACGCTAACGCCACAAAAACGAATGCCAACAACTCCTATGTGACCGAGACCCGAAATGCGGACGCGACGCGTGACACCGGCGACGCGAACGCCAAAAAGAATTACTCCACGACGGCCGCCAATTCTGGCCGTTCGAAGGACACCGGCGACGCCAACGCGCAGCGCACGTTTGCGGCAACCGTCGCCAACGCGGACAACACCCGCGGCACATCGAACGCCAACGCTCAGCGGTCCCGCACGACCGCCGACGCAAACGCGCAGCGCACCTACAACGCCGCGATCGCCAACGCCGACGCCAATGCGTCGCTTACGCGCTCGAATGCTCAGCGAGACCGTGACACCGCCCGCGCCAACGCCGGCTATTCCCGCGATCAGGCCGTCGAGAACGCACAGCGCACGCTCACCGCGGGGCTCGAGATGATCCGCCAGGGCTATCTCGATCACCGCCTCGATCCGCCTATCAAGGTGGGCGAGTACGCCGGCGATCCGCTCCCCGATGAATTCAAGTGGCGCGGCGTTCAGGTTAAGGTCAAGACACAGAAGCCCGGCGAGATCGCACCGGCCGCCGATCAGATGCTCCGATACGGTTACACGTTGGGTCAGCTGTGGAACTTTACCGACTTCAATCTCATGCAGCACTTCACTTATTGGCAATGCGAGGATCTGTGGCTCACCGGCGGCGCGGGCGTAATCGAGAGTGCGCAGGAGGCTATTAAGAACATTTTGAGGCGCGGTGTTACAATCTGGTCAAAACCGGACGAAATTGGAGGAGTGTCCATCTATGACAATCGATGATATCTATCGAGAGGTAGAGCAGAACGGTTTCGCTAACCTCAGCGACGAAGAGGTCGCGCAATATGTCGCGGCCGAGCGCGACATCGCCGCGAAGGAGGCGAGCGCTTCCGAACGTGCCGCGCTCTACGACGGCGAGCTCGCGAAGCTGGCCGAGAAACAGGCCGCGGTGGCGAGCGCCGCCGACGATCTGCTCGCTAAGCTCGCTTCGGCGCCCGTGAACTTGAGGACGGTCTAGCATGCTCAAGTTCATCGACATATCAAACTGGCAGGCGGGGTTCGACCCCGCCACCGCCCCCGTTGACGGCGTGATATGCAAGGCGACCGAGGGCCTTAACTACGTCGATCCGAAATGCGACGGGTTCATTCAGAAGGCCGATGGTGCCGGTAAGCTCTGGGGCTTCTACCATTTCGCCGGCAGCGGAGATCCGCTCGCGGAGGCCGCGTTCTTCTACCGCAACACCATGAATTACTGCGGGAAGGGCATCCCGGTTCTCGACTGGGAGGGCCAGCAGTCTGTCAATTGGGTAAATCAATTTGTAAATCAGTACCACAATCTGACGAAGGTCTGGCCGTGGATTTACGCGAATCCATGGCGCTTCAATCAGGGCGGCGTGGAGTCCAACTGCGCGCGATGGGTGGCGAGCTACCCGGCGGTGACAGCTCCGACGCACGACACCGCGGCCGGTTGGAAGTGTCCAGGCGCCGACGGTAATGTCGTAGCGTGGCAGTTCGCGAGCGATTGCCCGATTAGCGGGTGGAAGCTCGACGGCGATCTGTTCTACGGCGACGCGGCCGCGTGGAACGCGTACGCCCGAGGTGGGCGCTCGATCGTCGACGATGTCGCGGCGAACATCTCGACGTTTGAAAACGAGTCCGTCAAGGTGACGGTGGAGGTGAAGAAATGAGCAAATCGAAACGCAAGCATTACGAGAAGATGCCGGGATCTGACGTCTATTTTCAAAGCGCCGCGTTCAATGTTCGCGTGTACGAGATGTACCGGCAATGGCTAATCTCCCTAGCGCTAAACCGTTTCAAGTGGCTTAACCTGCCGGCTTCGTGCGACGAGCGCTATCTTGAGTGGTGCCTGTTCTTCAACGGAATGGCGACGCTCGCGCACCCGCACGGTGCGGAGGAACTTGTATATTCAATGCAGTTGGTATACCAGGGCGCGCCGAACGTCTACGACAAGCCAACAAAATGGGATGCCCTCGGAAACAACGGTTTTCGTTTCACGTGCGACGACACGAACGCGGTGCCGGTGTTCGATAACCGTATGCGTCTGCCGATGGCCGGCCATCTCGACATGTACGCCCGGCGCCTCACGACGATCGACCGAACTCTCGATATCAACATGCTGCAGCAGCGCACCCCATACGTGATCACGGGTCCCAACGAGAAGAAGGCCGACGTCGCGAACGTACTCAAGCAGATCGCGGGCGGCGAACCGGCGATCGTCGGCCTGTCGAGCCTGACCGAACACATCAAGATCGAGGCCGTGAATACCGGCGTGCCCTGCCTGGCTGGCGAGATCGACGCCGCGAAGCGTTCGCTCTGGGATGACATCTACCGGTTCCTGGGAATCCCGTCGGTCGAGAACAAGACCGAGCGCATGATCACCGGCGAGGTCAAGAGCCAGAACGCGAGCTCCGAGATCATGAGCCTCGATCCGCTCAACTGCCGACGCGAGGCAGCCGACGCGTGGAACCGGCTCAATTATTCGACCGCGGCGCGCGCCGACCGTAAACCGATCGAAGTCGTATGGGCACAGGACTACCGATCCGATAACTTCGAGGCCGAGAACAATAAGCTGACAAACATGGAGGAAGGCACCGATGGAACCGTTTAAATTCACCGCGGACGAGTTGCCGCACGACTACCACGCAGCCACGTCGCTCACGTGGGCGGAGCTCGAGGACGCGGGATTCATCGACTGGGACGATCCAGCGTGGGCATGGGACTGGTACGACGAGGAGCAGCGCGACCGACTTCAAAAGAAGATCGCCGCGCGTTTCGAGTTCCGCGAAATCGGTATCCTACCGCCCGCCGTTTGGCGCCGACAATTCATCCGCAAGCTCAACGAGATCATGCCGAAATATGACAAACTGTACGAGAAGCTGTCCGGTGAGTTCGAGATTTTTCAGACGGGCGACGACTACGGCAAGCGTCGTCACGTATTCTCAGATTTCCCCGCGACTCTGCTAAACGGCGAGTCCGAGGACTACGCGAGCAATGCTACGGACGAGGAGCACGAGGACATCAGCCTCGGCGACAACCTCGATAAGTATGTGGATTTTGCGGAGCGTTATAATGATGTTGACGTGATGATATTGGACGAGCTGGAGGTTCTGTTCTCCGATCTCTTCGCCGTCAACTTCAACGGTTTCTAATTTTGGAGGTTTTGTGTTCCCACTAGTGCCATATTCGGCGTTTACGAAATTCACGCCGAGCATCCCGGCGTTCTATCAGAACGCCTACAGCTCCGAGGAGGTTCTGAAAAAGATCCTCTTCGAGCTGTGCAAGCTCGCGGATTATGCGAATGATCTCGCGAAAGCCCTCAACGAGCTCGATGGAGAGGACGAGCAGCTGCGCCTCCGCATTCGAGAGCTCCAGCGCCGCGTCGACGCGATCGCCGCGATGCTCGACGGCCTCAAGGTCGGCGGACGCTCCAGGAACCCCGTGTCCGGCGGTTTCGACTACATGTACACGATCTTCAAGCAAATGTACGATACCCTGCGCGTCCATGCGATGACCTGGCGACAGCTCGCGAACACCGGTCACACGTGGCAGGAACTCGCGAACGACGGGAAGACCTACATCGAGGTCGACATGATCTCAAACGACATCTGGGGCGACGGATCTGATCAAATCAAGTACACTGATCCCGATAGGATCGATAATCGAACCCCCGGATATATTGAGGTGATCTAACTTTGGGAACTACTTATTTTGGGCTCCCCCAAGTCGACCCGGATAGCACGCTCAGCTTTCCGGACGCCGTGAACGGTTTGGCGACCGCCACGGACGCCGTGTTGCACGGCATTCAGAAGGGTTTCGAGGGCGATGAGTACGAGCCCCCGATCGCATCGCGCGATACCCTGGGCGTCGTCCGCGTGGGTCACGGCTTCAAGGTCTACTCCGACGGCCTGATCGCGCGATCGGCGGAGCCGTTCAAGCTCGAGCCCGCCACTGACAAAACTCTCGGTGGAATCGTCGCAGACCGTAACATCACAGTGGACGAGGACGGCCGTATCGGCATCGGCTCAGGCGCTTTCTCCGGCACCGAGCAGATCAAGACCGCCGATCTCGCCCCGGGTGCAGTCACTACGGCGAAACTCGCCACGCCGGCGGTCGAGGAGAGGAATGTCGATTCCACGGTGGTTAATAAGCTGAAGCTGCCTTCGCAGATGTGGAATACGTCGCAAATTACGGAGTTCTGTGAAGAAGTCGTCCCGTACAATGCGCGCGGTGTGACCTTCAAGTTTCACCGAATGAGTGACAAAGTCGCCTATGTCGTAGCAAGGGCGTTTGACCATTTCACGCCCGGAACCGACGAGGGCGTTGGAAAAACTTCGAAAATGGTAACCCTCGTCGACAACCAAACAAGCGAAATGACGCCTGGTTTGCTCGGGAGCGGGAAAGCAACCGTTCAACTAAAATTCTTGGGAAAATCGAGCGGCGGAACATTTGATCAAGTTGTCGGCTATCGCACTTATATTCTTGATTTTGCAAACGCGACAATCACACAGCCCGCGGACAACCTCAAGCTTTACGATAACGATGCTAAAATACCCTTATTTGACGGCATCCGAGCCGTAATTAACAATTTTACGATCGTATTGGAGTAAATTTTGGCTACCCCTAATTACAATTTTCCCGAGATCGACCCGGCCGCTCGTTTCGACGGCGCAAACGATATCAACAGGCTCGCGGACGCAATTGATATAAAAATGAAGCAGGTCGAGATTCTGGGGCGTGATGCCCAGTTCGAGCTGGAGCCCGCAACGGCGAACAAATTGGGCGGCGTGCGTATCGGCGCCAACGTCAACATCGCCGCCGACGGAACGATCTCCACGGACGCGGATACATACGTTCTCCCGCCAGCGTCGAACACCACGCTCGGCGGCGTGATCGTCCCCGCCGATTCCGGTTTCCGTCTCGACCCTGACGGAACGCTCTCAATCGACGACGCCAGTATCACGCTGCCAGTTAATTCCGTGGGCACCGCTCAGATCGTCGATGGCGCGGTCACTACCGCAAAGATCGCGCCTGAGGCCGTTACCTATGAGAAACTGAGCGCGTCGATGAAGGCCACCGTCGATAATGCAGACACCTATGTAAACGGTAAAGCCGCGCCGATCACGCTCACCAACTTCACTGCGCCCGGCAGCGCCGACAACGCAGAAGGCCGACGTTGGGGAAACGTGATCTTCATCGACTTCACGGGTTTCAAGTTCAACGCGGACGGGTCAAGCAATGTTATCGATATTTGCAAAGCCCCGTCCTCAGCTTCTCCACAAGGCAAATTTGCAGGAATGGGAACAAACCCCCTACAATTCAACTTGAACAACGCCCGCGCCGGAACCTGCTATGTTTCAGCTTATCAAAACAACCTGCGCGAGATTACATTTAGACTCCACTTCAACGGCGCCCCCACCGCGGGCACCTACACGATCAGCGGCACCGCCGCGCTGGTTTGGGCGTGATCGCATGAACTTCGAGCATTTCGCAACCCCGTTCATCGTCATGTGCGCTTTCATCGCGCTCGACGTGATCAGCGGCCTGATCGCCGCATTCGCAACTAAGTCTGTCAACAGCTCCAAGATGCGCGACGGCATGACCCACAAGCTAGCTTTCTTCGTCGCGTTCGCGCTCGCCGCTGCCCTCGAGATTGCAAGCACATTTATGGAACTTGGTATCCAGGTGCCCGCCGTCGGCGCGATCGTCGTCTATATCGTGACGACCGAGGTCGTCTCGATCCTCGAGAACATCTGCAAGATCAACCCCGAGCTCCGCGAAAAAGGTTTTTTGGCGCTGTTCGGCAAATCCTCCGAATAGTGTGCTATAGTTAAGTCACACCCTTTCGAACTGGGCCCCGGCGTCTTCTCCTTTCTGCGCTGGGGCCCTTTTTCTTTGGAGAGATTATGGAGAAACCAAGGTTCATAAAATGGGCTGACGTTTTGAGCTACGACGCGCCCTTTAATCTGATCATCGCCAAGCGTGAGCTCGGTAAGACGTTCGGCCTCCGCGAGCAGATGCTCCGCGACTGGTTCGCGAACGGCGAGAGCCATATCGCGATCGTCCGCTACAAAGACGACATCAACGTCGTTGCGAACGACTATTTCGGTCAGATCGTCGCGGAGACGAAGGACCAAAACCTTAAAGCTAAACTAGAGTGTTACGAATTCCAGACGTGCGGAAACCTTATCAAGATCCGCAAGAAGTCCGACGGCAAGAAGAAAAACAAATGGGCGGACATCGTGAGGATCATTCCGCTCTCGAAGGCCACCCGGTACAAGCAGGCGTCGATGCACAAGCTCCGCCGCGTCGTCTTCGACGAGGCCCTGATCGACAAGTCGATCGATACCTATACAAGATACCTGCCGAACGAGTACGCATTGTTCCAGAATTTGATCGGTACCCTTCAACGCTACAGCGAAAAGGACGGCGCCGGCCGTCCGCGTCTGCGCGTTTACCTGATGGGCAACGCGGTAGATTTGATCAACCCGTATTTCGCTAAGCTGGGCATAACCGAGCCGCCGGAATTCGGCGGACGCTGGTTCGCGGGCAAGTCCTGGTATTTCTACTACCCAGATCCTCGAGACTTCGCGGTTAAGACCGACAGCGCGCAAATGGCCGAACGTCTGGGCGCACGCGCCGGCGACTATGGAAACGAGTTCGAGAGCGACGCGGGCAAGTTTATCGCAAAGAAACCAAGTAGCGCGCGTTTTTCATTTGGAGTCGTGTATCGAGGTGATCGGTTCGGCGTCTGGGGCGATCTCCGAGAAGGGCTGTACTATATCAACACGAAGATCCCGAACGACCCGAACGCTGTCGTGTACGCTCTTTCGACGAGCGACAGTAAGCCTAATTACATCGTCGCCAAGCGCGCAAACAAAACGCTCCAGAATCTCGCAGATCTGTACTGCTACGGTATTCTGCGGTACGATACGCCCGCCACGCGCGAGCACTTCAACGACGTGCTTGCATTGTTTGGTGTACACTAGAAATATATGGCATGTGCAAAAGTTGCGAGCACCGCGAGTCGGAACGACAGCCTTTGAGTAGGACCCGAACGCGGGTGGTATGTCAACCTTTTCGCAAAATTTACACGAATGCTGTATACTTGGGCTAGGGTTTTACCCTGGCCCTTTTCATTTTGATAGGAGGAAAATTGGACGAAGAGAACGAAGACCTCACCCCCGAGGAGACCGAGGAGATCGACGAGAGCCCCGAGGAGACCCCCGGCGAGGCTCACCGTGAGGGTGAGTTTGACGATCTGCGCGATCGACTGGATGGCATCGCCACGATGCTCGAGCAGATGAACAAATCGATTGCAATGTTTATCAGTTCCGCCGGCGGATCCGCCGACGTTGATGCGGAGCCGCCCGCGGACGTGGATCTCGACGAGATTCCAGGCATTGAAGACTTCGACCTGTCTATTTAAGGAGATTTTATGGCAACTGACAACTCTACAATTCTAGGCCGATTCATGCTCAGCGGTACTACCGACGTGCAGCAGCGTCTCGGTTTCCCTGATTCAAAGGGTACGGCGATGGTTGAAAAGCTCTTCGACCCTCTCAATTCGGACATCTGGAATGATTTCTGCAAATTTATGGTCCAGCGAATCGGGTTTAGCTATATTCACCAGCAGCACTGGGAAAATCCTCTGAAAGAGTTTTTCAAGCAGAAGCTGTATTACGGAAATACCGTTTCAGAGACGATGCTGGGCTGGATCAAGGGCCACAGCTTCGACATGGACGCCGAAGATCAGTTCAAGACCTATTACCCCGACGGACTTCAGGCTTTTCACTCGATCAATCACGAATTCACGTATCCCATCACCGTTTCGCGTCAGCAGATGCGCCGAGCTCTCGCAGAGGAGTATGGTCTTAATCAATTGGTCGCACAGGTCATGGCTCAACCCATGAATGCCGACGAATATGACGTCTACGGTAAGATGCTCGAGCTCTTCCCTCGCATGGATCACTATTACGGTCTCCCGCGCCACAAGCTCAGCACCGCACCTTCCACTAAGGCCGGCTGTGATGAACTGCTCCAGGCGCTCCAGCAGTTCAGCTATGATTTCACGGTGCCTAGCGCGGAGTACACCCTTTCTGAAATTCCCGTTTTCGCGAACCAGGACGAGCTAGTCCTGTTCATCCGCTCGAGCGCCATGGCGGCCACAAACGTACAGAGCCTCGCAGCTGCTTACAACCTGGACAAGGTTGATATTCAGTATCGCTTGAAGGTCATTCCTGACAAGAAGTGGCCGCTCAACGACGATGATTACGCGATTCTGACCACTACGGACTTCTTCCAATGCTACCAGCAGGAATACACCACGACCAGCCAGTTCAACTCCGCGAATCTAGCAACCAATTATTGGCTGTTCGACATCAGCACGATTTCCGCGAGCCCGTTCGTCCCGATTGTCGTTTTCTCGCTCTCCGAGTCCGAGAAGATCCCGACGGTGACCATGACTCCGACGACTCTCAACCTGTCGATCAGCGATGCCCACGTGGAGCCCGGTGGCACGATCAAGATCACACCGACTCTCAATGGCACGATCTCTCCCACGGAGTACCACGGCCCAGTCGAGATTGCTCCCGATTCCGTGACTTACCAGATCAGCGCGATCCGACCCGCTGGCGATTCCGGTGGCACCGCAAAGGCGCTCCCGCTGAACACGCGCACGTACGTCGATCGCCAGAACGTGCTGCACGTTCAGAAGTCCGGGCTGGACAACGGCGACGAGATCCACCTGACTGCTACGAGCACCTACCTCAACCCTGAGGGTGCCACGACCCCGATCACGGCCTCCGCGAAGGTCACGATCCAGAACGCCTAGGCCTAGGCATAGGCGATCAGCATGAAAAACCCCGACGGTCTCGCGATCGCCGGGGTTTTGTTTTGCTAGCTATTTAAATGCGCGTGGTCCACAAGCGTTCGCGCGGCTTCCGCGGTGATGTTCTCGAAAGTCGTCACGGCACTGGGTTTAAACGGGCAAAGGTCGCTCTTTTTGTAGTTACGCTCAATTGAACGCGACTTCTCGCGATCGAATACAATCGCGACGGTGCGCCTAACGGTGGGGCGATCGTCCTGCGACTGAAAGACGGTGACTGGATTCTCTCTCAAAATCTTGTAGGCGCACTCCGCAGCATCGACGAACTTATCGAACTCGAGATCGTTGCGGCCGGGAATCTCCCAGCAATCGATCGCCGTCTCGGTGATTCCATAATAGTGGAACTCGTAGCGGTATTTTTGAACGTTGACGGTGTACCTCTTAGCCATTTTAAAACCTTTCTGTAGTGGAAAGCCCTTCGCCTTCCGTTGTCTACATTGTTGCAGAAATCGGATCGACGAAGGGCTTGAACAATCAGTTCATAAAGTCAACACATTAAACGAACTGAACGTCGTAGAAAGTGACGGTGCGACCGTCATCGAACGTCGCGGAGTTCACGACGAACTTCACCGGCTGATCGGAGAGCTCCGCGCGGGCGCCTGCACCGTCAACATCGGTGAGCATCTTTGTAATACGCTTGCCGGCATAGAAAAGATGCTGCGGATCCTCAACCACGTAGAAAACGGCGTACGGACCATAGTTATTCGAACGAATCTGGAAAGTGCCGTCGATATGGAAGATCTGGCCGTTACAGAGATCCGCGAGGTTGCCCTTCGTGCGGCGCGGAGCGTTGGTGGAATCCTGCGCGTCGGAGGTGTTGTTGAGCTTCTTGAAATCGAACATTGTAATACCTTTCGTTTGTGTTTGTTTTCTGTCAGTTCTGTTCGGTGTTTTAGTTTTACATTTTGTTCAGCTCCTCAATGATCTGCTCATAATAGCCGTGGAGAGCGGCGGAGGAATTGGAATCATGCTTGGCGATCTGTTCCTCGAGCTGCGTGAAGCGTCCGAACATCGTGGTCTCGAGCGCGTTGATCTTGGCTTCAACCAGCGACGCGCAGAACGCAAACGTAATAACGATCACGATGCAGGCAAGGATGGATTCGACAAACGGGGTGCGCATTTTGGATACTCCTTTACAACTTGAGAACGACACGGAGGAAGTCCCCGGAATCATCTGTGATATAAACGCCATCGACAAACTCGTCAAAGAGCTCAATAATCGCCATAGCTTTATAATCATTGCCCTCGTACACAGCGAAATGATCGCCGTCCAGGCGCTCGCCGATCTTCCTAATCGCGACGCATTCGGATGCCATACAAAGCTGAACGAGGCGCTGGGCTTTGGTGAGCCCGTCACGGTTCAAGATCTCCCAGCTTTCTCCGCGCGGAATGTCGAGCGCGGCAAACAGATAGCGGGTGTTGTCATTGAGCATATCTAACTCCTTTCGTGTTGACACTTCCCAATATACCCCGCGGGCCGGTCTTTGTGATCAGCTCCGCGGGATTCACGGAATGCACACAAACTAGAGGGCTGCAAGGTAGTTACGGGTGTGGAGTAGTCCTGCAATCGTCGAGGTGAGTGCAGCGTTGAGCGCATAATCGGGGAGGTTCGAGGTCTCACAGTATTGGAGCGCGAGGACATCCATCTCGACGGTCTCGATATAGTTCTGGAGCTCCTCGGGAGTCGCGAGATCGTCGGAATCGTCGCAGTCACGCGAGCGACGCAAGAGCTCGAGTCCATCATCGATATATTCCTGGATCTTCTTGAGCTGATTGATCTTGTAGGCCTGGGCAAAGCTGTTCATCTTAGTTCCTTTCACTCGTTGCCCTGTTGACGGTTTCAGTATATGTCGGATCGGGTGAGCGTGGAGGAAATTCACAGGATGCACACAACAGCGGATCGGGAGCGGACATGGCTGCCAGGTGCCCGCGGTCGGAGCGGGCGTGGC